TTCCTCTTCCTAATATAAATGGACTTTTACACACTGCTCTTCTGGATCGGCTTTTTGACGGTTCTCATCATTCACTTGCAGATGATCAACACGAACACTCGTCACGCGGTCATTACGATCACCGCCCTGACAGCCATGTTTCTCGGCTCCAAGATTGGGAGGGAGTTTTTGGGAATTGGTATTTAAGGATTCTTGGTGCATTGTTAGTAAGAAATGATATTCACCTGGTTAAACAACGATGAACTTCGTGAAATCGGTTGGAGCGACCACCATATACATTCGGGCCTCGTGGCGCAGGTTGCCGCGTTCTTTTTCGTGAAGGACGAGGATGACGTGTACAACGTACGACGGAACTTTATGCACGGATCGTACGACTGTCAAGAGAACGTGACGTTTCGCAGAGAGGAATGGGCCGCTCTCATCACAACATGGATTTAAACGTGTCGTGTGAGGCCCAGCGAGCCGTGAAGCGACCGCCGAATCACCCAAAACTGGAAAAGACAACCATGGCCTGCACGACTCTCGTAAAGTTTGCCTCCATCCCCATCAAGTTTGCGCCTAAGCGCAAGTTCCTTGAATTCGCCGCGCCTCAGTGGAAGAACAAGCTCGGCGAATTCAGTGATCCGGATGTCCTGAGTTGGATTAACAACCTTTATCAGGACAAAGCCTTCCCGACTCGGGAGGCGTTTAATAAGGCCTATGACGCTGCACTCGATGCTGGAATGATGCCGAGTACCAACGTCTCGTGGCGCAACAAGACGATGGTCTTGACCAAGGAGGACGTCGACAATTTCGAGGAGGAATTCAACGGCGGGGCGTTTGACCGTTCGCAGATCGCCGCGCAGAAGACCCTGGTGAAGATGCGCGCCGCTTTAGAGACGGGCGAGAAGGTGATTTACGTATATTGAACCGCATATTGTTCCCGATACCTATGGATCTAAATCCCATTTTGTTATAAAATCCACGAGCTTCCGGAATCGATTCGAGCGTCACGGTCGCGAGTCCCCTGTTTCGTGCATTCTTGATTATGCGCTCTATGAGGATTCTCCCTATACCCTGCCCTTTATTCGCTCCTATGAGGCGAATACGCATGTCCCCCTTTTGGTTTCGGTGGTTCTTGTTGACTAGTGCGAACCCGACCAACTTCCCATTTGTATTCATCACCGCATAGTGACTATTACTGAATTTATAGGCATCCCTGAACCAATTGCGATCTATGGTCTCCCGGACGAGTCTACGGGCGTCGTGTCGCAGGCTCTTGTTCAGGAGTTTATTCGGGCCCAAGACGGCGACGTTGTTCATTAATTTAGACGGAGAATTTAACGCCCACGAGCCCACTCCTTCTCGAGGTCCACGATGGCCTGTAGGGCCTTCTTGTCGCGGTCCGGCTGCGTAATCTCGGCGTACTCAGCCTCCAGCTTCGTGAGGGGCGCGCGCAGTTTCGCGTGCTCGGCGTTCTTCCGGGCCAGCCGCTCGTCGAGAGCCTTGATCTCATCCTCGAGCTTTACGACCGGTGCATGATCGAAAGCTTCGAGTTCATCGTTCTTCGCCTTTCGCGCCTCCTTGTCCACCACGCACTCCTTGATTTCAGCGCGCTTCTCAGCCATCCACTCGCAGTGAATATTCCACTGCGCCTCTTCGTCTAGACGGTCCCAGCGCCTCTTGGCGTATCCAAACGCCTCCCAGCACTGCTCGTTGGCCGCATAGACGCTCCCCTCGTCGCGCGCCATGTCAATCTCGCCACGATACACCTCCATTCCCTCGTAGATCATGACGTAACTGCAGGGCGGGTAACCCCCGTAATCCTCTGGTCCCGTCTCGAAATCAGCGTCTCCGCAGCGGACAAAGCCATTCTCGTCTTGGTCGATTGAGATTCCCCAACCCATTGATCAAAGCACGCGCTTGACCTTTATTTCAGGTCCAAATTTCGTCACAATCTTCCCGAACCAGAATATCTGCATTGCCCATATGAAGCTCATGAGTATAGAACACGAATAGTAAATATTAAGGGGCACTGAATCTGGGGCCCCGAGAAGCCGCCTGGTCAACATTCCACCACCGACCACGCGAAACGTGAAGAATCCGGTGCAAAATGGTACAAGCCACATGGACGACTTGGTTTGCCGGTACATATCGAGGCACGGATTCGTGAGGCTAAAAATGAACAGAACGAGCGACATGAACTGCTTGTACGGTCCAGTCATGAACATGAGCGTGAGGGTCACTGTGTGATGACCGAGTTGCTTTGGGTCCGTGACCAGAAATCCAAGATAGTACCCCGTCTCGAACCGGGTATGGAGCCTGGTCAACACCGAGGCTCGTACATCAAATACGTCCGTCAGCGTCAATAGGGACAAAAGGCCCAGACCTACAGAAACGAGGTCGACCTGAATATCCCACTTGGCCCTGTGCTCGGGCCAAAACTTGTAGGCGCCGATGATCCCAGACGCTACAATAGCCTCCATTGCTATTTTTGTTTGTAAATTCTCTAAGAGTCTTTAGTCTCGTGCAAGGTCGACTGGGGTGCGGGAGCAGGAGGATCAGCAACACTTTATTATATCTCGGTAAAAATAGGATGGGGTGTTGGCGACCAAGTGAACCCCTCTACGTCGTCTTACCGTATTTCAATTATTGCAAGTTTCAGCGCCGCCGAGAACTCTTCATCGAATTTGTGAATGAAATTCACAAGACCAAAGGGATCAGGATCGTGATCAGTGAATGTGTAGGACCGGCACCACTCCCCAAATTGCCCGTATGGTCCCACCTGAAGTTCCAGACTGATGACCATATATGGATCAAAGAGAACCTCATAAACTTGGCCATGGGTCAGCTGCCCCGGGGGTGGAGGAACGTGGCGTGGGTCGATGCGGACATTAGATTTTTGAACCAAAATTGGGTCCAAGAAACCATCGAGGAACTCCAGACGGCCGACATCGTCCAGCTTTTCAGGACTGCGGTAAATCTCGGTCCTAATGGGGAAGCCATCAAGACGGACAAGGGGTTCGCATATATGGCGATAGGCTCTGGGACCCCATGGACCCCTAATGACCGGTACGGGTTTTGGCACCCTGGGTACGCATGGGCCTGTACTCGGGACGCGTGGACCCGCATGGGTGGCCTGATTGACTGGGCCATCCTGGGCTCGGGTGACCGGCACATGGCGATGGCCCTTGCCGGTCGAGCAGTCGAGAGCGCACCTGGAAATGTCCATCCAAATTACAAAACACTCTTGGCAGAGTATCAAAATACCGTAAAGGACATGAAGCTCTCGTGGGTCGACGGCACCATACTTCACTTTTGGCATGGATCCTTTGAGAATCGCAAGTACAAGGAAAGATGGAGAATTTTGACTGAAAATTCGTTCAATCCATTCACTGACGTTGGGCTGGATGACCGGGGACAGATGCACCTCACGAAAGAAGGTCAAAGGTTCGAACCTCTTTTTATAAAGTATTTCTCGAGTCGAGAGGAAGACTCGTGAAGTAAAATGATGTCATGTGAGGGTCACGGGGGTGTAGGTCTCTACAATTTCCATCCAAAATCAAAGATGATGAGCGCCGTCCAGCGTGAGTATCTATGCAATGCTCGCAAGGCTATCCGCATCGCAAGCGACGTCAAGTTCAATGACGTCGCTTACGGTCACCAAGCCAACTGGGCCGAGTCATACTGGACCAACTACCTCAAGTCGGTCGGGGCCAAGAACTTCAGGGAACGAGTTTCACACCTCGTGGAACTCTTGGCGGCGAAGAATACCAGAGGAGCGCTAAAATATATTGACATGTAATAGATGACTCTTTACTCTGATGCACTCGCCATCGTCCGTCGTCAGCTCAACGCGCGAAATAACGCAGGGCAGAAGCGCATCATGAACATCAACAACACCATCAACGTCCTCAAGGCGCGCCACGGGAACCAAGCCGTGAATCAGGCGCTTGCAAATGCCCGGCGGCGCGTGAACGCCCGTGTACAGAACGCAGTGCGGCGCTTTATGAAGGCCCCTCACAAGGCGCGGACGGTTGCCATGCACGCCGAGCTCAACGCGCTCCGATTCGTCCCGGTGAACACTTTTCGCGTGAAGCGCGGACGGTCTCCCTCGCCTGTCCGCTCTGCGAGCACTGTTAAAAAGGCGCGCGCTTACGCCTGAGGTCCTGGTCAGGATCGAATCGCGTCGCGTACCAGGCCATTGGAGCCTTTCGTTTCGTCACCAACACATATTTATATGTACGCGCAATAGCCCACTGCTGCGGGGTGGCACCGACGCGACTCCCACCCGTCTTCCACGCCTTGAGGCCCCTGTTGTAGACTGTATTGAGCGTCGAACGGCTAATCCCCGTTCGCCGAGCAATAGCATCCTTGTTAAACTTTAGATCTGGGTAGGTTTTATGAAATAAACCCGTCCACTTGGACTTGCGTTTCGTCCCACCCTTATCGGTCCTGGAAAGCCCGAGCTTGGAGTAGGGTGTGCGCCGCCTCTTGAGCAGCTCCTTTTCGCGCACGAGCCGGAGGGACTTGCTGAGGCCCGTGAAGTAGCGCTCTGGCCACTGACGCGTCACCGTGATGTGTCGTGGGTGGCGAGGCTTCATTACTGTTTGTTAAGATAATCATCTCAGCCTGACCTCGTGATTCTCCATCTGGTGATCGGCCGACTTGATGAAGAGATCGAGCTCCCAGAGAGAGCCGATCACCGGACACCACGCCCTCGGGTCTGGCGTATCTTGACTAAAGTGAATCGGGTGCCAGTTCGGCATCCATCGCGCCGTCGCGAGGTTCTTGAGCGAATCATCTACGAAAATGTTCGTACACGTCTTTGAAAAGTTGGCGTACGCAGCCGCTTCGGGCTTCAAGGGTCCGGACATGACGTCATCAGGTCCGCACTGGATGTAAAGCCCGTCACTGATTGCACGGGCAACCGTGCCGGCCCAGATTTCAGGCGCGTTTGTGAAGAGCGTCACCTTCCAGCCATCACGTTTGGTCCACTCGTGAATGTACTTGGCCTCCTCCTGAAATTCGAAAGTGGAGATAACCTCGCCAAGGTGGTCGATGAGCTTCTTGTCGTAAACCTTTTCATTAAAATCGCTCACGTCAATTCCAAAACTGTTATGGAGACCTCGAGCCGTGTGACCGTGCGCCATGTACAGGACGCGGTTGACGTCGCGTGGGTCCTTGGCGCTAGGCATTTTGGCCCGAATGTAATTGACGCAGTTTTCATTGACGTGATTCATGAGGAGCTTGTCGCGCACGATGACTCCATCTATGTCGAGAACGAGCGACTTTATGGCCATTTAATTTAGAACTGCTGAGAACTTTAAATGAGAGATTTAAAGAAGATGATGGTATTCATAGTATAATGGCGCTCAATGTTATCAAGATTAATCCTTCTGCAATTCTCCCAGTTCGCGCTACCGCTGGCGCTGCTGGTTACGACCTCTTCAGCACTGATAGCTACGTTGTTTTACCAGGCCGCCGCGTCGTCGTCTCGACCGGCATCACAGTACAGCTCCCGCCAGGAACTTATGGACGAATTGCACCTCGCTCTGGACTGGCCGTGAAGCACGGTCTGGACACGCTGGCGGGCGTCATCGATCCAGACTACACGGGTGAGATCAAGGTGGTCCTCCAGAATCTGGATTGTACGCAGCCGTTCGTTATCCGCCCGGGGTACCGGATCGCGCAGCTGATCCTCGAGAACTACACCGTGGCCGATGTTGTGGAGATTCCAGGCGAGTGCACGGGGCTGGTCGCCTCGCCGACGGCCCGTGGCACCGCAGGCTTTGGTTCGACCGGTGCTTAGAGATTTTAGACCCTAATAAATTAAGTAAGATGAGCGTTCCTTTCCAAGCGGTCGCTTGGGAGGGCGCAGACTCGCCCGAAAATTTGTATGTCGTACGAATCTTCGGTCGGGCCGAAAACGGTCAATCGGTCTCTCTTGGGACCCGATTCAATCCCTTCTTCTACGTCAAGCCGCCCAAGGGTGCTGACCTGACAGAGTTGCGCAAGTTTTTCAAGGGCACGTTCTTCAGGGACCTCGTGTCGTGTGAGCTTCACCACGGCACGGACCTCTGGGGGTTCCAGAATGGTGAGCTCTCTCGGTTCCTGAAGCTCGAGTTCAAGAGCCATCGTGCGCTCCGTGGCTGCGTCTGGTGCATCGAGAATCGCAAGTACCCAGAGCTCAACGGATGCTCGGTCTACGAGGCGAATATCGACTCGGTCCTGCGCTTCATGCACTGCTCAGGGATCCGCTCGACCGGCTGGGTCGACCCCGGCCCGTGCGAACCTGACGTGGATACCACGTGTGACGTGGCTCTGTGGTCGCCCAACTGGAAGCACGTCCGGCCGATCGATCGCGACGACTTTGCGCCCCTGCGAATCATGTCCTTTGATATCGAGTGTTACTCGAGCACGGGCGCCTTCCCTGACGCCAAAAACCCTAGTGACGTCATCTTTCAAATCGGTATGACGACCAGGGACTTTGGGCGCGAGGGTTGGGTCGACCGCAAGTGTCTATGCCTCAAGCAGTCGGCCGGGCCGGACCTCGAGTGCTTCGACACGGAGAAGGCGCTTCTGCAGGCTTTCCAGCGCCACCTCTTGAAGATTGATCCGGACATTATTACAGGATGGAACATCTTCGGGTTCGATCTCGAGTTTTTGCAGGTTCGGGCGACGATCCACCACAAGCTGACTCCCGTATGGGGTCGTGTCAAGAATTCTGTAGCAGAATTGGTCGTCAAGAATTTGAGCTCGAGTGCTCTAGGCAACAACGAGCTCAAGATGGTGCCTATGAAGGGCCGGTACGTCTTTGATCTGTTCCAGGATGTCAAGCGCGAGCACAAGCTCGAGAGCTATTCGCTGAATAATGTGTCCAAGCACTTCCTCAAGGATCAAAAGAACGACATGCCGGTCAAGGAGATTTTTAGGCGCTACGCAGAGGGAAACCCCGAGCGCCTCGGTGAGGTTGCGGCGTATTGCATCAAGGATACGGAGCTTCCTCATGCGCTCATGGACAAATTGTGCCAGATCCAGAACCAGATCGAGATGGCCAAGGCGTGCTGGGTCCCTCTTGCATTTTTGAGCGAGCGAGGACAACAGATCAAGGTGTTTAGCCAGATGGCCTACAAGGCGCGCGAGCTGAACTTCATCATCCCTACGTTCAAGTATGGCGCCTCTGGGCCAGCGGACGAGGGCTACGAGGGTGCGACGGTGCTCGAGGCGCAGGCCGGGGCGTACTATGGACCAATCACAGCCCTCGATTTCGCGAGTCTGTACCCGAGCATCATGTGCGCCCACAACCTGTGCTACTCGTCGCTAGTGATGGATGCCCGGTACGACAATCTACCAGGCGTTCAGTACGAACAGTTTGGATCGCATCGGTTTGCGCAGCGGTCCACAGACGGCGCGGCCGTCTGTTCCCTTCTCCCAGTCATCTTGATGGACCTCAAGGCGTTTCGCAAAAAGGCCAAGAAGCTGATGGCTCAGGCGGAAGGAACGCCCATGGAGGCGGTCTACAACGGTCAACAGTTGGCCTACAAGATTTCTATGAACTCGATTTACGGCTTCACGGGCGCTTCCAAGGGTATGCTTCCGCTCGTCGCCATCGCGTCGACCGTGACGATGCGCGGTCGACAAATGATCGAGGAGACTAAGAATTACGTCGAGGCCCACTTTCCAGGCGCAAAGGTGAGGTATGGTGATTCCGTAATGCCGGGAACTCCCGTGCTTGTCCGTATAGCTGGTGGCGTCAGCGTTAGGACAATTGAGTCTCTAGGAGTCGACTGGGTAGAGTATCCAGGGTTCCTCAAGCAGGGCGCCGACAAGGAAGAGTCTACACTGACCCATGTAGAGGCGTGGACACACGATGGATGGCAACCCATCAAGCGCGTCATTCGTCACAAGTGTGCTAAGAAGATATACAGGATCCTAACTCACACTGGTATCGTGGATGTTACCGAGGACCACTCGCTCTTGGGACCGGACCTGAGCCTCCTAAAGCCCACGGATGTTCAGGTTGGCCAGAAGCTATATCATTCTTTTCCGGAGAGCCTCGGGTTCGATGAAGTGTGTTCGGTCGAGGAGGCTTTCATTTTGGGCATGTTCGTCGGTGACGGCTCGTGTGGGTCGTACGACTGCCCTTCGGGTGCCAAGTCGACATGGGCCATAAATAACAAGGATCTTAATCTTCTCGAAAAATGCAAAGAATACTGTGAGAAAATTCACACAGGGTACGACTTTGTTATTATGAATACTCTTGAGAGCTCGGGCGTTTACAAGCTGTCTCCACGGAGAGGGTCGGTCGTAGATCTGGTCCGCAAGTATCGCGCCACGTGTTATGATGGCCAGGCTAAGAAGGTCCCCATCAAGGCATTTGGTCTAAACGCTAAATCATTTCTGGACGGCTTGTGGGCGGCTGATGGATGCCGAAAGGATGCCGAAAAAATAGGATGCCATCGCATCGATACAAAGAACCAGGTGACGGCCCAGTGGTATTACATATTCTTGCGACACATGGGGTGCTTCAACGTGTCGCTCAACACGCGTTCCGACAAACCTAATGTGTTCCGTCTCACTTGGACCAAGGCTTCTCAAAGAAAAGACCCGGATGCCATCAAAAAGATTGAGATCCTCGACGAATCGTGGGACGGCTTCGTCTACGACCTCGAGACGGAAGCCGGGACCTTCCAAGCCGGTGTTGGGTGCATGATTGTGAAAAACACGGACAGCGTCATGGTCGAGTTTGACGTCCAGGGTCGAAAGGGGCAAGAGGCGATCGATTACAGTTGGCAGCAAGGGGAGATTGCGGCCGAGCAGTGCACGAAGCTCTTCAAGGCGCCAAACGACCTCGAACTCGAGAAGGTTTACTGCCCGTACTTTCTGTACTCGAAGAAGCGCTACGCGGCCAAGATGTACGAAAAGGACAAGACGGGTGCCGTGGTCTTCAAGAAGATTGACGTCAAGGGTCTCCAGGTGGTCCGGCGGGACAGCTGTCCTTTCGTGCGCGAGACGCTCAAAGGGCTCCTCGGCCAGATCCTCGAATCGAGCGATCCGCGTCCGGTCATAGAGACGGCGCGCGAGGCGGCCCGAAACTTGATGCAGGGCAATGTGCCCATGGAGAAGCTCTTGATGAGCAAGCAGCTCGCATCCGCGTACAAGGTCCCTATGGCCCACGTGGCGGTCCGCGACAAGATCAAGGCTCGGGCACCCGGGTCAGAGCCGCAACAGGGTGACAGAGTGCCGTTTGTGATCATCAAGGGTGAAGGCAGGATGTACGAAAAGGCGGAAGATCCCGCATGGGTACAGGAAAAGGGTCTGGCGATCGATTACCAGTACTATTTCACGAATCAGTTCAAGAAGCCGGTCCAGGACCTTTTGGAGCCGCTCGTGAGCGCCGATACAATCTTCGACAAGCGCTTCATGGTCAAGGCGGCCTCTGGGGCCGAGGCGGATGCCCGCAGAGCGTTCCTGGCGCGCTTCGCCAAGGCGGCCGCGCCGACTTAAACGGTCTCGTCTCTGTATAGAGTATGGAGAAACGGATCCTCGAATTAATCGAGGAGGAGGTGGCCAGTCGCGTGCAGCTTCAGCTGACTAACGTGCTTTGCGTCATCTCACGACTGTACGAGATTCCTATGGGGAGGCTCGTGAAGGACACTGTCGGTCTCGAGTGCATATTCTGCAAGGGCCTACTCAAGAGCAATAAGCGTTGTCTAAAGGCCCCCAGGGAAAACGGGTACTGTGGGTTCCACCAGAAACAGGCGCCTATTCAAAAGCAAGCTCCAGAACCCGTTCAGGAGGCTGAGCCTCCACCACCTTGGGAAGCTTAGAGAATTCGCGCATAAAATTATTAATGGCTAAATCACAAGTTCTTCTCGAGAGCCTAGAGCGCTTCTACGCGGTTCCCGAGAACCAGCAGCAACTCGGTGACATTTTGGGACGGAGTAGTGCCAAGGGCATCCCTTCTCTGCGCAAACTCGAGTGGTTCGTCACAAACTACGCCAAGACGCAGCACGTCACGTATACCGCACCGAACGGAAAGATGTTCACGGTACACGTGGCCTACAAGTCGAGTCTGGACGGCTACTCCAAGAAGCTCTTCGATCCTTTTTGCCGTACGGCCCGGATCGATTTCCAGGGCCGCACCACCACGGTGGCCCAGCTCAATTTCATCCGGTGGTGCATCACCAACGGGATCATCAGCCACCTCAAGAAAATGCCAAGCGGGCAAATCCCTCCCGAAATTCCAGGACAGAATATCCATAGTAAAATAGATACAGGTTGTACCCTTGTGAAATCTGTGTAGCATATGTAGGGTTGAATGTGATGGTGAGTGAAGTTGTTTGCGAATTTAACTTTGAAAAATTGAGAAACCCTCCTTGATTGTACTCGGCCGGCGTGAGCCCGAACGAGTACGTGTAGATGTTTCTCGAGGGCACGGATAACCCGTGCTCCATGGGCTGCTTGTACGTGTAATAAAGACTCCCCTGGAAGGTGCTCAGGATATCGATGTTGTTGAGGGTGATTTTTGCTGTCGAAATAGGATCGATGAAATTCGTGGGTGTGTTGTTGGATGAAGGCCAAGCGACGCTCACACCAGTCTTGATATAGTCGGTTGTGTATCCGTAGTTGTAGCGCTGGTTATAGTAGCTTCCATCGGGCTGACCCGCCGTCTGGACGTTCGAGCTCGTGACCGACTCATACGAACGACTCCGGAAGAACCAGAATATGCTCTGCACGGGGAAGCTTGCAGAGAGCTGGATGCTCGTCTGGTTGACGGTCGCTTGGACGATCTGCGCCGTGCTGGCCGAGAAGATGCCAGAAACGCCACTGGCTCCAAAGGCCACGGGCGTCTCCTTTTTCACGCGGTTTACTATGTACCGTAGGGGTGTGTTCTGGTAGTAGAGCTTTTCGGCATTATCTAGAAGGATTTCCTCCGTCAAAAGGGCCGGGTTCGTAAAATCGAATGTCGATGCGCTGTTCGACCACCAGGCGCTTGGGTGGAAGGTGAACCGAATGTAGAGCTTCTGGTTCCACATGGCGCATATAGGGAAATAGGGCTTGCGAAGACGCTCGCGTCCTTTATTTGCATGGGAGTGCCGACGGCAAAAGAAGAACTCGAGTGGGCAAACGACGCTGACGTTGGATGTGGCTGTGATATTCGAGTTGTATCCGCCGACCATATTGTACATGCCAAGTTGCTCATCCGCGTCCAGAAACTCCTGGTCCCGGATAATGTACCAGTCGTCATAGAGCGTCTCGACGACCGTCTCATTCACCATGAAATCCACCTGCTTGATGAGAGCCCGGCCGATGTTTTCATTCAATCCAAAATTTGTAGCTGGAATTGTGCAAGTGAAGTACATGTTCGAAATGAGATGACCCACCTCTGTTGGCAAGATCTCGATAGTATATGTCCGGCCTTGGTAGGATGGATTTCCAGGTGGAAAAGGAGTGACCCTCTGATACATCACAAAGTTGGTGTGCTGCTTGAACGTGTTGCGAAACGTCGACTTTTCTGGATCTTCCGACAGCAGGTATTTGTCTTGGGGTCCCGTGGCGTACAGGGAGAGCACGGATCCCGTACTGAATCCCTTGCCTTTAATGTCCAGAAACGGGTCGTATTGGGGTTCGTCATCTTTGATCTCAGTGGACAGGTCCCGGAGCGGCACGTAGGTTTTGCCGCCCATCACCCGTGGGTTGATCTCGACGGGTTTGCGCTGCGCAAGGTTGCTCGTGTAAAAGCGAGCCGCCACAAAATCCATGGAGTATTTGGGTTCCACGGCCATCGTGGGCGAGCCCCGAAGGAATATGGGCGCCGCTGTATTTTCGGGGATCGCACCGTCATTTTGCTCGAGCATCAACGTCTGTCCGTCATAGGACACAATCTTGCATGGGCCGACGGTCGGCAATCCCACTATGTACCACCCAACGGTCAGCCCCTCGGGTGGCGGCGCCGTCAGGATAACCTTGGGGACGTGGAGATCCACTGTAAAGTTGCCGTATATGGGGCCCGAGCGCTGCGCCGTCGCCCCGGGAACCTGATCAGGTGGATAAAGCTGCGCACCTATAGCGTGACGCGTCTCTTCTATAAACTGCTCGGTGTCAGACTGGAGTGTGAATTTCCAGTTGTAAATTTCACTCGTGCGTGACGTGACCGGTTCGCTTCCAGGTGTGTTGCTCGCCCCCGTGACGTGGATGTTTCCCACAATTCCATAAAACCCGGTACCGGTCCAGCCGGGTCCCACTGCAAAGCCTGGCCATGGCGTGGTCACGAAGAACGTCACTTCGGTATCTCCAGTCACCTTGAAAAATCCATTCACCTCCACGGGTTGATAGACGGCGATGGGGGCGGCGGGGGTCGCCGCGGCATTAGGAGACGGCGGCGGGTTCAGCGTAGACTCGACTTGCGATTGGACCGCCCGGGTCTGTGCAAAGACCTTGCTTCCACCAAGCAGAGGGATGATTTTGTTTTGGACCATTCGCTCGAGTTCTAGGACGTGGGACTTGTTGAGGGCGTCGATGACTTTGGGTTGCACGTAACGTTCGAGTTTTATTACATCAGATTCATTGACGGCCTCCTTTAGGGCCGCGGGCGTGAAAGTCGCCATCTCTACACTTCGCTCAGATTATTCTTCCACAACTGCACCACACTCATCGCCTTCAGTGCATTGCGGTCGCTGGTGCGCTTTTCGATCAGGGCCACGAGCTTGTCCACCTCCTCCTTCGTGTACTGGTACGTCTTGATGTCGAGCAGCTTTGACCAAATTTCATCCTTGAATTGAACCGTCTTGAGTTGGGCCTGGATCTGGGCCAGGGGCGTGTTCATCACCTTGATGGTTCCGTTGATCACACCCCGTATGAACCTAGCCTTTTCAGATAGCCACTCAATTTCCGTTTCAAATTCTTTGAGGAGCCACGCCTTGCGCTTCTTGTAGATGTCGATGCGAACCTCTAGGTAGTCCAAGAGGATCTCCTCGGGGCTCCCGTACTTCTTGACAGACCCGTTCGGGGAAATCAGGTGCATATTTGAGGTGTGGATAGTCTTGGTCATACCGAGCTCCCGGAGAGGGTTTTCCAAACCGTCGGCTCCCCAGATGCGAAAGTCGGGTGTGGTCTCCGTCGAGTGATTCTCAAACTTTTGGATGGTTCCCTTTTCTAGGAGTGCATCAAGATGCTCTTTGAAATCTTGAATCCACTGACCAGGTGGGAGCTCGGTCACGTGGAGCTGAGACCCCTCTTTGGCGACTACGCCCTCCAGAACCCACGTGTGATCCTTGGTCTTGGTCGTCCGGCCTTTGAACCCCTTGAAGTGCGGCACCATCGGCACCATCGCCACCTGATCCAGGGCGCACATGATGTTGTGCTTGATGATCTCAATGTCGTACGGTGGCACGTAGCAACTGAAGCCGGTACCGATACCCTCTGCGCCATTCACGAGCACCATCGGCACCACCGGTGCGTAAAACTCGGGCTCGACCGTCTGCCCGTCATCCACAATGTACTTGAGCACCGGCGAGTCCGTCGGGTCGAAGATCTTCTTGGTCGTGGGGTTCAGTCGTGTGAAGATGTAACGAGAGCTGGCCGCATCCTTGCCGCCCGCAAGGCGCGTGCCAAACTGCCCCGAGGGCTCGAGAAGGTTCAGGTTGTTTGCGCCGACGAAATTTTGAGCCAAATTCACAATTGTGCCCTGGAGGCTGGCCTCGCCGTGGTGATAGGCCGTCTGCTCTGCCACGTAGCCGCCGAGCTGCGCCACCTTCATGTCGCTCACGAGGTTCTTCTTGAGGCATGCGAATATCACCTTGCGCTGGGACGGTTTGAGGCCATCGACAACGTGGGGAATCGATCGCTTGATGTCCTCGGCGCTAAAGTTGGCCAGGTCGCGATGCACAAAATCCGTGACGGGCAGGGCCGAAAGGTGCCCATATGGAATTCCAGGGGGGGGCGAGGCCATGTGTGCTGTGAGCCACCCCTTGCGGTCGTCCGCCTGAGCCTTGGCGAACGCCAGGTTCATCGACTCATTCATTTTAGGATCGGCGCCAAAGGCGACCGTCAGCCGCTCAATTTGCTTGAAATACTCACGGGCCTCTGTGGAGGTTGAGGTACCCAGACCCTTGTAGTACTTCACCGGACCGCCTGCGGTCCGTGGGCCGGAGGCCCCTCCTGTGAGGGCTTCGCCAACGCCAGTCGCAAGCGACTGGCGGTATTCCTCCTCCGTAAAGTACCACACCTTTCCCGCCTTGATGACCGGCGTGACCATTGAAACCACAAACCCCAGCTCGATCAGCTTGGGCCAGTACACATGGAACATGTTGAGGACCAGACCCTTGATGTGGCTCCCGTCCAGATCAGCATCCGTCATGATCATCAGTCGGCCGTAGCGTAATTCTCTCAATGAATTATAGACCTTGCCATGCTGAAGCCCGAGGATCTTTTTGAGGCTGGAAAATTCCTCATTATCAGTAACCTGTTTTACCGATGCATCCCGAACATTGCGCGGCTTGCCCCGGAGTGGAAACACGCCGAAAGCATTGCGGCCTACAACGCTCAACCCGGCAATGGCCAGGGCCTTCGCCGAGTCACCCTCTGTAATAATAAGGGTGCACTCATGAGACCTATGCGTACCGGCCCAGTTGGCGTCATCGAGCTTAGGAATGCCCGTAATGCGCGACTTTTTGGACCCATCTGTCTTCTTGAGCTCTTTCTCGACCAGAGAGAGACCCTTGGACACGAGATCGTCGAGGACTCCCGTGGCGAGGACGTCCTTGATGAACTTTGGCTTGGGCTCAATGGTCTCCAGAATCTTTGAAGTGCCCTCAGCCTTGGTCTGGCTCGAGAAGGTTGGGTTGACGATCACGGCCCGCACAAACACAAAGAGGGACGCCTTGATCTGTGCAGGCTTGAGCGTCGCACATCGCTTGTCGGCCACGATCGCATCGCAGAGCACCTTGACGATCTTGTCCACATGGCTTCCTCCCTTTGTGGTCGCGATACCGTTGACCCATGAGCATTGCTGGAACCCCCCGCTCGTCGAGTGGGTCACGACAATTTCAAACGCGTCCGTGTGCATCTTGGCGATCGTCGCCGTTCCCGTGTGAGCCTGAGCATACTCACTCAAGTTATCAACCTTCATCAATTGAGTATTGAAATATACCTGAGCCTTTGAGCACCACATGGCCGTGTCCCATGTCCTCTTCTCCACAAGGACTCGGAAGTCGCCGGGGCCGCCGAACCGCTTCCAGTCGGGCAAGAAAGTGACCGACACGTACGGTATGCATTTCTCACTCGTGATTACCGGAGGGCTCACCTTGCTCATGTTGTTGGTCCAAGTCTGTTCATAGACTTTCTTCCCGTCACTAATTTTGATCTTAAATAGGGAACTGAAGACGTTGGCGAGTTTGGCGCCGTAGCCGTTACGACCACCAGTCACGCGCTGCTCCTCGTCGTTGTAATTTGAGCTGGTCAAAAGGTGGCCAAAGATGAGCTCTGGGATCCAGAGGGGCTTGCCATCGGCGCCTTTTTCGGTTTCGTGTTTCTTGAGGGGGATGCCCACGCCAGCATTGTAGACCGAGACGGTTCCGTCCTGCCCCACGGCCACCTCAATACACGTCACCTTCTTAGGGTGCAGAGAGTACTGGTCGATGGCGTTGACCAGAACCTCATCAAATATCTTCACAAGCCCCGGTGAAACAGAAAGAGTATCAAGTCTAAATAGGCCGCCCACGACCCTGACCCAGTGAGACCCTGACTCAGGTGCAAGGGATCCCACATAGGTGTCTGGTCGCTTGAGTATATGTTCAACGTGGCTGAGCCGTTCATACTGCATACCCTTTTAGGACGGCCAAGCTTTATTTTCGTATCTAAATGTAGACGATGGTAGTGTTTCTTGTACTCATCATCATGTGCCTCGCAACACTCATTTTTTTGAGGTGCAGAGGGATGCCCCTAGGGCCTCGAATGCTCCCGGACAACTTTGATTGCTACGTCATCAATATGGCCAAGAATACGGACCGTATGATCAATTTTGATATGGAATATAAGAAGTCAGATCTGGCCTCGAAGCCCTATATCCGCTTCGAGGCGATCAACGGGTACCAGTTGGGTGACGAGGTCCAGGAACTCGTATCGGCCAAAACGTGGCTCGGGCTCAATTTCCTCAAGAATGTCAAGAAGCGTGTCGGTGACGACCAGCTGACGCCAGGAATGATAGGGTGTTACATGAGTCACTATGGGGTCTGGAAGGACGTGCAGGCGTCCGGCAAGCCCTACGCCGTCATCTTCGAGGATGATGCCAAGATTTATCCTACAATTTACCAAAACCTGATAAAGTACATTGTAGAAGATGGAGGGCCGTTCCCGAATGACTGGGACGTGATTCTACTCGGTCACTGGTGCAAAAAGTGCCAGCCCGTAAATAAGTTTTATGCCAATGCCAAATATTTCTGGGGTCTCCATGGGTACATGATCAGCCAGAAGGGCTGTGCAGCCATGATGCAGTATCGCGAGCCTGATATTTCACTTCAAATTGATCACTTCATGAGCCTGTTGAGTCAAAAGGGGGTTCTCAAGGTTTTGGCGGTCCATCCATCCTACGTCGTCACCTCGAATTTTGGAACGGATTTGCAACTTGGAGTTACATCCGTATAATGGCTGGGGGTGGGAACACCTGGTCATAGAACCCGCCAAACTGCAGGACCATATTACCTATGAAAAATGCAATAAAATTGACGAGAGCCGGCCCCGCGATGGTGTGCCCATGGTTATAAGCAATCACCGCCTCTCCAAGAGCCGTCATTCCAGCCATAATGAATGATTCCTTCGCGAGGGCAAACATCCCCTGTGGGTGGGGGATGTGCGCAAAGAGCGCCAAGACGATCATGAACCCAGTGACACCAGCCATGAAAGCAGTTACTGGTTTTGTAAGCAAATTCCATTGGTATTGGGCGCGAAGAGTCAAATCTTCCGTGTCGCCGCCCGCCGCTGCATTGAAACCAGAAATCTCCCTGACGACGCCATAGACGAAGAATAAGAAAAAGGTTATAAATGCAACCGTAGGGATGCGATAGGACTGGCCTCGCATCCACGCGACGATGGAGATGGCCAAGGCTGACGTTCCCGCGACGGCCAAGCAGTCCCACAGGAATTTACGAGGATTCTCGTTGATGTAATCCTTATGAGCATTCGTAAAAGACATGGTGAGAAGGGCCGCCAAAAGCGCAAACTTGCCAAATTTTATGACATTATAAAAGACGGTCTCTGGCGGGGCCATTACTACTTCTTACGGAGAAGATAATAACCGGCCGCTGCGACCACGATCGTCCATCCGGCTATGTGGTCTACACGGTTCATAATATCAATCTTCTCTTGTGGGAGATCATTAAAGGCTTCTTTATAGCCTGGAGGCTTGAAAGGGAGCCAAATGATGCGCCCAAACGGGACCGCTGTTGGTCCCAGTTTACTCTTGCATTGGTAGCTCCAGTCATACCACGCCATGGCTATGTATGGGAACCACAAAAGGAACACGAGGATCCAGAGCTTCTTGGGGGGCAAGTACCAGTACCCACCCGCAAGAAGTGCTGAGAAAATGACGCACTTTATGTTAAACTCGAAAGGCTGGCCTGGAAAGAGACCACCGGCCATTACTTGTTAATTCTTGAGATCTTATTTACGATTGCGAATATACAGTAGAATCAGTAGGGCGATGATGACCCAGATCCCTACGCGGATCTTGACGTCGATGAATTTGTCGTCTGGGCCATTTCCGTCACACCCCGAGATCCAGTCCGCGAACGCCGCGTCGTACGTCACCACTCGCTTTCCAAGGCTGCTATTCACGACGTTGTGGACGTCAACGGACCACGAAAAGTACTCGAGATTGTGACCCTCTGCTGGGAACGGGTGCCGGTCCAGAACCTGCCTGAAGTGATCGCGGCACGCTGCGCATGGCAAGACTTCGGTGTACGAGTACACAAAGGCCCTGAGCGATTTGTAGTCGTCTGCATAGAGGCACGCCAGGTGGAGAGCGCCCCAGAAATAGGGGCCGAATTTTTGGGGACAGATACCCATTTACTAATTTTGAACGAGAAATAATCCACAGGGCGCCGAGCGCATCACCCGTAGATCCACGCTGCACGCCGGGCCGCCTCGACCTCCAGGTACGCCTCATAGTCCTCAGACTCATCGGGCTCTGGAACCTCGGCCACTGTGAGAAGGGCCTCAGCGCGCGTCACGGGCACCTCAACCTCGGGCTCCACATCGGGCACCTCGGGCTCAACGACGGGCTCGGCGACTGGAACGGAAACGTTGCTACTAGAAGACATATGTACTATTTAGAACGAAAATAGTTCACCGACCTCCGCGCAGACGCAGGTTGTCAGTAAACCTCTTCGATTGTCCTATCATGTATATCACACGATAAGATACAACATTATTTTTTAAGGCTCGGGATTTCAGTAACCTCCACGCAATCTCAAAACAAGGTGTAAAGTCGATTCTTTTTGCACATTGAAATCTGCAAGTGTCCGGTCGTCCTCGAGCTGTTTTCCTGCGAAAATCAAACGCTGCTGGTCTGGGGGGATCCCCTCCTTGTCCTGAATCTTAGCCTTCACATTGGCGATTGAGTCACTAGATTCAACCTCGAGTGTGATTGTCTTGCCGGTCAAAGTCTTCACGAAGATCTGCATTTCTATATTAAAATAGGCGTTTACTTTTTAACAGACTTGGCCTCCAAGGTAGGACGAAAAAAACGTGTCCTGTGCCGGGTAGCGTATTGGTCCACCACGCCCAAACCATCCAAAAACATGGACCTCCAGAAGCTCCGCCCGACCTACAGCCAGTGGCGCGCACCCCTCGGCCCGGTCGCCGAGGGTCGCACCCGGCTACCCACCACTGCGAACGCCGTCAAGCAACTCGCACAGCCTCCCAAGGGCAAGGGGAACGAGCTCTGGCAAAAGTTCTATACCGACGCTGTGCAAAGGGCGTGTCCCTGGCCCGAAAAGCTGGCCGACACCCTCCTGCGGTCACGGGAGCGCGCCCTAGAGTTGCAAGCGAAACGGCACGCGGTCAAAGAGTACACGGGGGCGCCAAAGATGCAGGAGACGGTCGCGGCCAACAAGGGCACGGTCGCCAAAAAGGGCCGAGCAATGGTCCACGAGGCCTTCCGGTGCAAAGCGCGCACGCTGGCCGGCAAGCAGTGCGGGTTCAAGTCAACCTGCGGCGAGTTTTGCAAAAAGCACGCGGTCGAGGAGCCGCTCTTGTAAAAACTTCTTCAAATAAAAAGCATATTCTATAATAGCCCATGTCTATAGGTAGAATATATAAAATATACAATAACTTCAATACGCAGGTTTATGTAGGACAAACGTGGGGCCCCATAATCAAGAGGTTCAAAGATCACACGAGGAATACCGGGTCTCCTAGACTTCACAATTCCATTATAAAGCACGGACCATCTAATTTCAAAATAGAAATGATTTGGGAGGGGGAATGTACACAAGCGGAACTCGACGCCAAAGAATCATGGTTTATAGTGGAACTCGCCACTATGAGCCCCAATGGATACAACCTCAGGGGGGGTGGGTATGGTGGAAAACTAAGCGATGAATCACGGTTGAAAATGAGTAATAGCCACAAGGGTAAAGTTAATTCAATAGAAACAAAAGTCAAGATTGCGATGGCGGCTCGGGGCAATACCAACTCTGCTGGGCGCACTTTGTATGAATATACTAGGAAACTAATAGGTTGTGGAAATTTAGGGGAGAAAAGTTATTGGCATGGTAAAAGCGGTGGCAAACACCCAACATCCAAGAAGGTCGAGCAGTGGTCAAAAGATGGCGAACAACTCGTAATGACATACTCAAGTCTAACCGAAGCGGCTAATAATTTAGGAGCGGATCCATCTTCCTTGTCCGCCTGCTGCAGAGGAAAGCGTAAAACGTGTATGAGTTTCACGTGGAGATACGTCTCTCAAATAAATTCTTGAAGTATTTCAATGGAAATGGAATGGAACTACGTGTGGGCCGCCCTGGCCATCAACTTTCTTCTCGTCTACATAGTCCCCAAGGTGATAAAGAAGCCCACTGGTATCAAGGTTATTGATAACGTGGTCCTGTTCCTGAACTCCCAGAAGGGCTCGCTCCTCTCGAGCTGCATCGTGATTGCTATTGTGGTTTATGGCGCTCACTATTGGGTCGAGTCGGCGGCTGACGGGGCTCATTCCCCCACAAAGTCAGGCACCCCAGATTTTTAATATGAAATACTATTAATGGCAGCTCTTCCCCGTGCAAACGCTCCCGCACTTCAGGCTGCGACCACCAACATCAGCCAGGGTGTTGCGTCAAACCAGGCCCTGATCGCCGCCACCAATAACGTCCAGAAGAACGTGAACATGAACAAGAACATGGCTGCTATCCCAGCGGCGGCTACCAAGGCGGCCACAAACTACATGAACGCCGCCATTAACCTGCGCAAGGCGAACTACAAGCGCGCCGCCAACTCGTTCGAGAACGCGTCCAAGAAGGCGCTCGTGGGTGATGGCATCGGCGCCGCCAACTCCGCCGGTGCCGGTCTGCGTGCCATGCTCAAGATGAACGCCAACAATCAGCGCTAGTGACCTCGTCCATCAGGGCTCGTGTATGAAAATGGTCCCATGAATCCACCTTCTTCTCGAAGCAGTCCCATAGGCACTTTTGCAGGTGGTCACTCGAGGGGTGGCCCCAGGTGTGCTCCTTTTTGAACAGAAAATCATCAAAACCAATTGGACCTTGGGTACACGGCACGACCCACGGTGTCTTGATATACTCCTTGAGGCCTCCATAGTCGGTGATAATCACAGGCTTGGACCTCAGGGCCGCCTCCACCGCTCCCATCCCGACGCCCTCGGAGTGGGAGCAGTTGACGTAACAGTGCCCGGAAGCATGAACCTTTTCCAGGTCCTCGTCGCTCAGGAGACCGTTGATGATGGTCACGCCCGGAACGCGCCAATCCACAGGCTGGTTGCATGTCGCCTTGAGCACAAGGTGTGCGGCGTCCCTGAATTCACAACGTAAATAGGCGTCAATCAGGCCCTTGATGTTCTTGCGAGGATCGAGCATGTTACCTATGGAATAGAAGACGTACGGGGTTGTAGATACAGGAACCCGAGGAACCTTGGTCGCTGACCAGTGGCGTAGAAGCTTCCATGTAATCTCTGGAAATTGCTTCTCAAGAATTCCCCTTGCAAATTCACTTGGTACGTGGATCTCCTTGTAACGGCTCAAGAGACCGTAGCATTCGTTGACTGGGTCCGTCTCGCATACGGTCATATAGATCCACTTTTTGCACAAGGGCTTGTATTGATCGAACATATCAAGTTGTTGGGCTATGGGCAACACGAACGCAAACCCGCGTTCATACTGCGCCTTTTGGGGTCGACTCCCAAGCTGGCAATATTCGGCACCTGGACCCAGTAAGTCCGAGTATTGCTTCGTCACCTGGCCGATACCAGCCAGGAGCTGGGGCCCAACGAAGAGCCACATTATTCAATTTGAGAACTGATTCTTTAGGCCGTCTTACAGTCAAACATGACCATTCGCTCCACGAGATCCTTGAACGTCGTCTTGGGCTTCCAACCCATGACGCTGAGCGCCTTGCTCGCGTCACCGATGAGCACATCCACCTCGGCAGGGCGGTAAAAAATTGGATTTATAACTACAATTGGTTTGGAGGTTTTCAGGTCCACATAGTGATCCTCGCGCCACTCGATCGGGATGTCCAGGATCTTGCAAGCCTCCTCAATGAAATCACGGACCGAGTGCGTCTCGCCCGTGGCTATGACAAAGTCGTCGGGGGTGGGTTGCTGAAGCATCCGCCACATCATCTCCACGTAGTCCTCGGCGTGACCCCAGTCGCGCTGGGCGTCGATGTTCCCGAGCTCAATGGGCGTCCCTGCCCGCATGTACTCTGCGAGGCCCAGAGTGATCTTGCGCGTCACAAACTCTGGCCCCCGGCGCTCGCTCTCGTGGTTGAACAAAATGCCACTACACGCGTAGAGCCCAAAGGACTCGCGGTAGTTCTTGGTCATCCAAAAGGCGAAGAGCTTGGCGACTCCGTATGGGCTCCGTGGGTAGAAGGGTGTAGTCTCATTCTGGATGGGCTCCACGATCTTGCCGTACATCTCACTTGTGCTCGCCTGGTAGAACCTGAATTTAGAACTAAAATTACACTGTCGAATTGCCTCGAGGATCCTGAGCGTCCCAAGGGCATCGACATTTGCCGTGTACTCGGGTTGATCGAATGATATTTTTACAAATGAAATTGCTCCCAGGTTGTAAACCTCGACCGCATCGTATTTTTCGAATGAATTGATAATCTTATTAATACGGGAAGTGTCAGTCAGGTCCCCTTCGATGACGTGGAACTTAGGGTTCTCCTTGATGTGCTCGATCCGGCTGTGCTTCTTTTCAGAACAGAATCGCGTCATCCCGAAAACGTCATAGTCTTTTTCGAGGAGGAATTCAGCCAAGTAGCTTCCGTCCTGGCCCGTCACACCTGTCACGAGTGCAGCCTTCATGCAATTTTAAAGGAGGAATTCCTTATTTGGTGACACAACCAGGCTATCCTTAGCTCGATTGGATTTTCCATCAAAATTCTCATGAGGATTTCTCTATGAAAGCGTTTTAGTGGAACACCCCACGTGAACCATGACGCCCACCATGTGACGTCCATTACCTCAGCCGCTGGTTTTCTTTCTCAGGAACTAACAGCACAGATGAGCTTTCCACTGGTCGTGGCCATGACGGCTGCAGAGCTCCTGGGGAATTCACATCTCAAGTGGTTTACCGAGAACGGATCGGTACACCACCTGGGTATTGGCCTGTTTGCATGGGCCGTGACCATCTTCTTCTTGATAAAGAGCCTGGCTCAAAAGTCGCTTATGTGGACCTGTATTATGTGGGAGGCGATGATCGTCGTAGGCGGCGCCCTCGTAGCCTATTTCATTTTTGGTGAGAAATTCAACCACTGGATTCAGTGGCTAGGTATCCTACTCGCTCTTGGGGCTGCTATTTGTGTGAATTACGATTGTGAAAGCAAGTAAATAGGTAGTTGGTCTCTGGGCGTGGGACCATATGGTATCCCAGTGGTCGCAGAAGGTTCACAATCTCGTCGTTCGACGGGTCCAGAATCTCGATGTACATTGCGGGACGGTGGGTCGAGATGGTCCTCCATGCACCCTTGATCACCTCGAGCTCGTGACGCTCGACATCCAACTTGATGATGCTCGGTACACCACTGTACACGTCATCAAGTTTCTCGAGTTTGACTGGGTACCCCTCACCTGCGTCATACCACCGGGGGTCCGGGTCAAGGGATGCTCCACCATAATTGACCAGACCCTGATCCTTCCGTGGAGTGAACATCCTCATTTCGGGACAAAATTGAGAGGACAATCCAAAAGGATGGATTGTCACTGAATTTTGAAGTGAATTTTGAGAAACATTCTTGGCAATGACTTCATGGAACAGGGGTTCGAAGGTGTGTACCGGACCATAGTCACTGAACATGAGAGCATTCCAACCAATATTCCCACCGATATCTAGGATGTCCGTACCGGGCTCGTAGAGGATCGGGAGATCCTGGCGCATCCAACCGTCCCACTCTTGACCGCGCCGCAGACACCCTGCGATGTACTGATCATTATCGATGACGCTCACGGTAAACTTGCCCACCTTGACCTCCTCCGTAGGGAAGCTCATTGATAAGGGGACGCCGCGCAGCTTTAATATGGATGAAATGACCAAGCATCTCATTGAGCGACTCACAGAGGTCGAGGAGGGTCTCCGCGAACTTCGAGAGGTGACGTGGCCGGTCTGTCAAGGACTCTTGGACAAGACCGGGCCGTTTACAAATAGGTATCAAAAGCGGCGATTTTTTAGGTTTTTGGAACGCGGTGAAGCTACGATCCTCACGCGCCTCAAGGAGGCGTTCATGGGAAGGTCCCAAGATTTAGTCGTCGCAGAACTGCAATGGGTCCTGGTAGAGGAACCTCGAATCCCCGAGGAATGAGCTCCGTCTTGCCGTCCACAAACTTGCCCTCGGCAATCCACTTTTTGATATTTTCCATCGTGTACAGGACTCCACCATCTAGGGCGTGTGCATAAGTCTTCATCTTGTTGAGCACGTGCTGCTCGTCGCCAAAGCTGCTCAAGTGCCAGCCTGCGTTCTTGATCGTCGGGAACTTCCAGCGATTGTCCCGGAACTCATTCGGTCCAAACTTGCGCACCTGAGCCGCCTGTGTGAGAACCGTGCCGTACCAAGGCTCCGTCTCGCACGTATAATCCAAAGAATAAATGAAGAGCCACATATGAACCGATACGATTGCGTGTGGAAGCTGTTCATAGGGCACCTTGTCCATATCAGGAATCTCATCCACGTCACTGATCATCACGATGGACTCGTCCGGTACGCGCGCTTGGGGCGTTCCATCGATCGCCGAGCCCTCATCGAGGCCCCGAGTGATGCATGCGCGCTGGTACTTCTCACGAGACCATGGGTCCTTGTCGGTCGGCGCCTCCTCCTTCGTGACGACGACGTGACGAATCTTATGGGCCCATCGGGCATAGCGCTCTTTATTTTCAGCGAAAAATAGAGGTTTCGGGCCTCCAATGTGATTCACTTCAGCCTCGACAAGTACAAACTGGTCAACGTACCTGTCGAGGACTTCCAGGCGCAACTCTAGCACATCAAACTCGTTGTAAAACATGAACGCGTCGACTAGCATTCCGTCCTGTACTTGTAGTAATTCTTGCCCTTATCTTCAAAAGCCTTTAGAATCTTGATATTGTTCTGGGTGTGATTTAGGGCGGTCGTACCCGACTCGGCCGCGGCCAGGTGGTGAAGCGCATCGGCTCCAAACCCGTACTCGAGCTGACGCAGCTGACCCAGATTGCAGTCCTGTGTGTAGACCGTCTTGCGTGTGATGCCGTGCTTCTCGAAGAGGTTCGAGATGAGAAGGTCGTCGTTCCAGGTCACCTCGCTGAGCTCCAGGAACTCTGGGAAGATGGTCCGGAGCCACTCCACCTTTGCAATCACCGCACCATACGACTCGAGCACATCCAGAGGCTGACCGTGCGTCCGTGGATACTGACCCTTGAAATAAGTTTCGAAATTGAAGCCGCTCAGGCCCCACGCACTCTTCTGGTCGACGTTAAACCACTTGACGAAGTTGGCGACCATCTGGGGGTGGTACATGGTGTCGTCGTTTACGTACACGATAAGCTCTGCGTCCGTCTTGGCGATAGGGCCCATAGCCTGCGTTCCGGGCCCCCAATCGTCACAGTCGCGGTTAATGATCACCTTGGGACCAAGGTTGGTCCATGGAAAGCCACCATCCCATTCCGGGAAGCGCTTGTATTTTTTGGGGATATTGATCCAAATTTCGTCACCACATGTCTGCTGCTTGAGGTTCTCGATCAGGGCCGGGAGCTTGTCGAAGCGCGTAGGGATGCTCGTCAGGCTAATAATCAGCTTCATTAATCTTTTGGCGAACAATTTCTATAAGCTTTGCGACCATCTCGAGGGTCACAAACTGACTGTTGCCCACGTAAACGCCCTGGTCGTTCAGGATGTCCGCGTTGGGCGCCTTGACGTGCTTGTACTTTGCCAAGAACGGCTGGCGCAGGAGGTTTCCACTCACGATCGGGCGATTCTCGATGCCCGCCTCCTCGAACGCCTTCTTGAGCCTGGGCATCAGCTTGGCATGCTTGCAGATGAGCGGCAGGCAGAAGCTGCTATTCCCCCGCGAGTCATTGGGGATGTAAAAGTGGTCCTCGAGCTGCTTGAGCTCGTTCACAAAGAAGCTGAAATTTAGGCGCCGAATTGCGATCGAGTCATCGAGACGCTTCAGCTGAGACAGGCCCAGGACCGCACCGAGCTCCGTGTTGCGGAAGTTGTGCCCGTCAGTCAGGAACAGGAACCGGCTGTCAATGTCCGGGTACTTGGCCGCGGCCGCCTTGTAGTAGTCGGGCGACATCTCACGGGCCATACCGTGACTGCGCTTCATCCGCATCAGCTCATAGAGCTCCTTGTCGTTCGTGCTCACAAAGCCACCCTCAATGGTGGTCATATGGTGACCATAGTAGAAGCTGAATGTGCTTCCGGTCGAAGACGTCCCGCCTCGGCGCATCCCGTGCGGACCCTCGACGCCGTGAGACTCGCAGATGTCCTCAAGGAAGATGGCGTTGGGGTACCGATCCTTGAGCGCCTCCATCGGCGCATCGATGCCGAGCAGGTGCGTCACAAACACGATTGCCACGTCATCCTTTGGAAGCTTCTCGAGGTCAAAGCTGAAGTGCTCGAGTGAAATGTCGCAAAATACAGGCTCGAGCTTGCACTGGAGCACTGGGGACACGTTGGTGACCCACGTGCAGGCCGGCAGGAGCACCTTGGCTCCATCTGGAATCTTGAAGCGCTCCTTTACAGACGCGATAAGCAGGTAATCGGCGGTGCTTCCGGATGATACGTAGAGTGAATACTTGGACCCGATCCACTTGGACCAGGCCTCCTCGAACTCCCGTACTTTCGGGCCGTTCGTGAAACGGTCTGAGAATACGATAAACTTGATGAGCTCGTACTTGTCGCGCCACGTGATACTGTTGTGCATGAGTGGCCAGTACATTTCTAATTTTAAATTGGGGTCTTTTCTTTACTTGAGGGTCAGCATATAGAGGGTTGAGCGGATAAGGGCTATAATTTCATCCTGAATATTCTTCAGGTAGGTGTCGCCCCGAGGCAGCTTGATGGACCGCACCTTGACCAGGAGGTACTTGAAGTACAGCCGAGCCTTGCGCGGGTCCTTGGCGACGCGCTTATTTATAGTGACCCGCTTGAGACGGCCGTACTTGCCCATGTAGGCCTCGGCCCACGAGTCGAGCAGAGGGACGATGCCCTCATAGTACGCCTGAAGCGCCTTGTGTTCGGCGAACGATGGGGTCGTCAGGTGGAAGGCGTGCGCTTGTGTGCGCGAGTTCATGAGCAAGCCTACATAGCGATTCGCCATCTTAATAGAACCCGACATTTTCTTCTCGGGTTCTATTAGTATGGTTTTTTCAGAAACCATTTTGCCTTCTGGTAAAATTTTGTACAAGGGATTCGGCAAGGTGACGTGCCAGATGCTCCTCAAGGATACGCGGTCCTTTTATTTGACTGATGATATTGCAACGGCCAAGAACTACGGAACAGCCTGCAAGTACAAGGCCAAGAAGACCCTGCGGCTCTTCGACCTGAGCCACGCGAATATCAAGAATCTTCTCGCGAGCCGGTATCCCATCAGTGAAGCAACCCGGCATCTGCTCCGTATCGCTCTCGGCACGAACGTGACGGTCGGTCAGCAGGTCAAGGCGGTTCAGCTGCTCTTTGGCAAAAAGGGCGCGGGAAAACTGCCCAAACCCACAAACACTCGGGCAGGTCAGCGCCTCAGCTTCACCGAGGTGAACAAATTGCTGTCAGGAAATCTGTCCAAGGAATTCCTTATACCCGAAGGCTATGATGGATACTACGCCGCCCGTAAGCGCACGGTTTTCCACACGGGTGGATTTCACTCCGAAATTATGCTCAACAATGCATACCAGAGTATCGAAAAGTTCACAGGCGAGGGCATCACAGCGCCGGTGGTGTCGACCCGATCATTCAAGTGGGCCATGCCCAAGATGTTCATGGATTTCTCCAAGAACACGACCCGTCTCACCCGCCCATATGGTGGTGGGCTTACCATATTCTGTACCGGTGGAATGGCCGTGCGGCTGTACCTGCAGACTCGGGGCCAGAAACTCACGGAGAAGATCCGTCGTACGAGTGACTTTGACTTTACATTCGCCGTCCCACACAAGCTCGGGAGCGATTCACAGGTGGCTTCATACGTCTTCACTATGCGCAAGATTATGACGAGTCACTTGACCGACTTCGTCAAGTACCTGAACCGTCAGTACCGTGGAATCAACGCCCGTCTCAAGGTGACGGACTTTGTGCGGTCTCCCTATGATAACCCCCGCATGCAGATCCCAGGCACCGGTCGCCGAATTTATCAGGTAATTACGTATCAAATTATAACGGGTCGTAACGAGGTCATCGACCTGGTCGACACGGCCCTTGCAGTGTATCCCAATTCTTCACGTGAAATGCTTCACCTCCCATTTTCATACAAAATTGGTATCCCGATCCAGCGTCTCAGATATCAGCTCAAAGATTCCTTGGCGCTCCTGTCAGGGTCCTTCATTCATGGTGGTCTCATTTCGCAACGAAATCCCATCACGGGAAAGGTGAAGGAAAAGGGTCTCAAGAATACTGAGCGCACCGCTAGTCTCCTCAAGCTCATAGGTCAGCGCAAGAAGTACTACAAAAACTTGACGCCAGTGGCTCGGTCAGCAATTCCACTCCTAAATAGTGTACTCAAGATGGACCTGGCTCAGGCCCGACGCAACGCCCGCAATGTCAATCGGGCCATCAAAAAAATCAATTGAAATGGTAGAAGATGAGGCCTCTGTGGGTCGCACTGACCCTGCTCCTCGTGGCCCTGTGGATATGGAGGCTCCCAGAGCGCTTGGCCCGGGGGTACGCTCATGTCACTGCTGCATGGGACCCTCCAATTTTGGTTCAAAATATCATCACCCCCAGTGAGTGCAAAAAAGTTATAGAAATGGCTGAACCTAATTTCGCACGGAGTACCGTGGTGTCAGAGGACTCGGTCCATCAGTCCCGTACGAGCGAGTCTGCGTGGCTTTCCAAGGATGATCCTTTGGTGCGCAAAATTATCACAAGGGCCATGGAACTCACTGGAAAACCCTTTGAGAATTGTGAGGATATGCAAGTCGTCCGGTACAAGCCCGGGACGTATTACCGGGCTCACCACGACTCGTGTTGTGATGACAACAATTTCTGTATAGAATTTGAGGACAAGGGCGGGCAGCGAGTGGGCACTTTGCTCTTGTACCTGAACGACGAATTTACCGAGGGCCAAACTCACTTTCCGGATTTGGATATGAAAATGACGGCACCCCCTGGTTCTGGGATTTTCTTCAGGCCCCTAGGGACCAAGGACTCTCGATGCCATCCAAAGGCTCTTCATGCAGGTCTCCCTATTAATTCCGGAACGAAATACGTCTGTAACATATGGGTCCGTGAGGGCACCTTCACCAAGTGAAAAAAATGTGTCATGTCCGCCTCAAGAGTTGGTCAGGCCAACTTAAAGTCACCCAAAAGCAAACTACCAGCCCCCACCCGACACGCAAAAACCGTGTTGTGTGAGAGCCATATAAACACTCGCCCACCAGACAAAGCAAGAACAAACGCAATGGCTGCCACCAACTTCACCTCTGCCATCAACGCCCTGGTTGCGGAGCGCGACCGCGTCTTCCTGGTGCAGGTTGCCGCAGACTACAACATTCCCTATGAGGAGCTTCAGGCCAAGTACCTCGAGACGGCCGAGAAGGCTATCAAGGTGCCTCGCAAGTACACCAAGAAGCCCACTGCGGTGACGGTGGTCACCGAGGGCGGTGAGGCCGCGCCTGTCAAGGCTCCCAAGGCTCCCAAGGAGAAGCAGTGCTGCACTGCGCAAACGTCCAAGAAGGACGCCTGCAAGTTCAGCGCCCTCAAGGGTGAGGTGTTCTGCAAGCGCCACCTGAAGCAGTCGCTGGGTGAGCCCGCCGGTGAGAAGGTCAAGGTGCCCAAGGTCAAGGTGCCCAAGGTCAAGCCTCTGGACCCGGTGCACACGCACGCGATCGGCACGGACTCGAATGGCACGTGCGACCTGTGCCACACCAACGGCAACGCGCTGATCGAGGAGCCCGAGACCTTCGAGCTGTCTCCGGCGCACCACACGGGCCCGATCAAGCAGCTGAGCGCCGCTGAGCGCCTGGCGGCGATCCTGGCTGACACCGATGACGAGGAGGACGAGGCCGAGGCAGTAGCCGCACCCGAGACTGACGGCGAGGCGCTCTCAGAGGAGGACTACGACGACGAGGAGTAGATGCGATCGAACTCTGCACGCAAATGAGCAAAGCCAGTGTCTTGTAATTTGAAAATGGTTAACACCCATAGTGTCACAAGCAGCGTCCACACGAATAGGTTCTCCTCCCCCTTTGTCTTGAACTTGTATACGGGCCCCACCACCTTGCCAAAAAACGTCTCGTCGTCCTTCTGTTTTCCTCTTAAAAACTTTTCGATTTCCGTGAGTGCACATACTGACTGATTCGTCAGCCAGTGGAGCAGGATGAACGGCACAATGAGCACGTGAAGTGACAGCATACTCGCGTCTCCAAAAAACGGCGTGCCCAGTAGGAAGATAATGAGTGATGCATGAATTATCCGTATTATCTCGGCCAGCATCTGTTATCTGGCGGGGTAAAAATTTGTGTCATGACGACGCCAAATGTTTGGCCACTATAGGTAAAGCATCTCAAAATGTCTTTCAAGCGCCCCATCATTCGTCGGGTCGCCCCCGCCTACACTGAATTCACGACTGAAATTCGGGCAAATGGCTCCCGTTTCAGTTCATGGGCGCCACGTATGCACACGCCCTGCATCGTCTCTGGCACCTCGGGAGTCGTGGGGTCCATCGTGGATAAAATGCGTCTGGGGGATGACAGTGTGCGCAGTCCTGCGAAGCAGACCTGGACCCCACCGAGCGACTACGAGTTCATCTCCAAGCACCTCCCGGTCGGGGAGCGCGAGGCTTACTTGACGCGGTGTCAAGAGTGGTTCGCAGCCCACCCTCCCGTGACCATCAAGAAGCGAGCGGCGTCGAAAGAATACGACGGCGCGCTGGTATGTGCGATGTATGAAAAACGGCAGACGCGGCCACCTCTCGCTGAGCGGGTCAAGGTGTATCGGGCCGCCGGGTACAGCGAGGAGTACATCGAAAAGGTCAAGGCGCGCGAGAAGCGCTGGAAGGACACCAAGGTGGAGCGAGACGCCGCCTTTGAGCTCATCTTCGCCAGGTGGCCGAGTGCATCCAAGCCAACTCCCAAGCCCAAGAAGGTGATCAAGGCGGTCAAGAAGCGTATGAATCCTTAAAAGTTTATAGCGCATCTAAATTAATGGCAACCAAGATGAGCTGGGCTGATATAGCCGATGAAGAGGAGGCTAAACCCCCAGAACCAGTCACTTTGTCACGTCATGGAATTAAGATCAAAAAACCTGCCTTGTCCAAGCCGAGCTACGTCCCCCCGCACCTCAGGGATAAAAGTAAAAGTGGCAACAATAACAAGGGCAATGACTAGTTGTGAAGTTTGCTGTGAAGACTTCAACAAGTCGACCCGGTCCAAGGTCAAATGTCAGTACTGCCCTTTCAATGCGTGTGCTGGGTGTGAAGAGCGCTACCTGCTCGAGACGAGCGATGACGCCCACTGCATGTCTTGTCGCAAGGGGTGGTCTCGTGAAAACCTCGTCGCGAATTTCACACAGAAATTCGTGACGCGGACCTACAAACAGCGCCGGGAGGAGCTCCTATTCGAGCGCGAGAAGAGCCTGATGCCGGCGACGCAGCCCTTCGTCGAGTGCGAGAAGAAGATTCGCAAGTACAATGATGAATTAACCGAGCGCCGAGCGGCCCATGAAGAGGAGCAGCGTAAATGGATTGCATTTTCTACCAAACCGATCAGTTACTGGACTGAACTTCTTGAGACGACCGACGAGTTCGAGGCGCGGGTAGAGGGTCACCGTCGTAGTGAAGAGCAACGCAAAATTGTAAACTGTATTGTGGTCGATATACAACACGTCGAGTGGATCCAGCACCGATTGGCCATGATCCTCCATGGGGGTCAGCTCGAGACTGAGAAGCGGCAGTTTGTGCGTGCTTGTCCGTATCAGGATTGTCGTGGGTTTTTGAGCACAGCCTGGAAGTGTGGGATGTGCGAGATGTGGAGCTGCCCCACGTGTCACGAGGTCAAGGGTCCTGACAAGGACACTGAGCACACGTGCAACCCGGACAATGTCGCCACTGCGCGACTTTTGGATCGCGACTCGCGCCACTGCCCCAAGTGCGCCAGCTCGATCTTCAAGATTAACGGCTGTGACCAGATGTGGTGCACGCAGTGTCACACCGCCTTCAGCTGGAGGACGGGCCGTGTGGAGACTGGTGTGGTTCACAACCCGCACTACTTCGAGGCCCAGCGCCTACTCGGTCGGTTGCCTCGGGCTCACGGTGACGTGCCCTGCGGTGGCTTCCCAGACTGGCCACCGGTTGCTCAGCGTCTTATAAATGCGTCTCAGTTCTCGAAGAACACCATTCGAAATGCGTACCGGTCGTTCGGTCACGCGTACCACCACCTGATCCCACGGTACCGGGTGAATGAACAAGAGGAGAACCGTGACCTTCGCATCAAGTTGATGATAGGCGACATGAATGAGGAGGAATTCAAGAGGAGAATTCAGCAGCGCGAAAAGGCTCGGCAGCGCAAGACGGACATCCGTCAGGTGCTCGAGATGTACACTGCCGTAGTCAACGACCTTTTCCAGATGTACATTCAGGACTCGCAGCTGGAAATACTCTCCAATTCCATGAAGGAATTGTGGCTCCACACGACGACGACGATGAGTGCGGTGTCGAGGCGCTGGTCAAATTGCGCCGTACCTCGGCTGACGGATTATTATGACTTCTTATAGTATGAAGATCTGGGTTATCCTAGCATTGACGGTGGTGCTTGTGATTCTCCGCATGACCGTCACCAGTGGGTACTCGTGTGCATCGACGGCCGACAACCTATCGGTCCAGACGCAGGGTGGGCAGTGTTACAGGTGCGATGGGGAATGGGACGGCGGAGACTGCATAAAGACTGGACCAGGTGGCCGTACTCGCGGGTCTGTGTATGTGTATGACGCCTCCTCTACAATTAGGAATGAAATGTCTGGAAGTCTTTTCAGGTTCGATCCCCGTGTCCCCCGTCCGGACCCAGCATACCCACCATTGTGGCGGTGACATTTAGAGACTCGCCGCGTTTAATATACATCTAAATGTATTTTTTCGCACTCGTCATCTGGGTCTGGAACATCTACCTGTTTCGCCTGGCCTACATATCCATTTTCCGTACCCCAGCCGTCCTAGAGGACGAGTCTTCGAGTGACGAGGACACCTGAATGAATTAATAGTATGCAAATACTCGATGTCTGTATACTTGTGACGTGTACAGCATACGCGGCCCTCTTCGCCTTTTTCATGCGTAATATAGACGAGATTTGGTGAAAAAACGTGTCCTATGCCAGTCTACGACACGATAAATCATGCACAAAGCTACCCACCATCTCACAATGTCACTTCGCCTCCCGATGATGCGGCGTAGCTTCTTGCGCGGCGTTTTTGGGAAGGCTTATTCTGGAGAAGAGTCGGAGCGCTACTACCCCTCTGCAGAAATTTTGAAACCAGGTGACGATAAGGGCTCTTCAGTAAAAGAGGAGGCGGGTCCCTCTTTCACCAAGACGTTTTCAGAGTACATTGAAAAAATCACCAACGAAGAGAATTTACGCAGAAAATCCATAGTGGTCAAACCCCGTGAAAATTCTTAAATTAATTGGCGTGGCCAGTCAAATGTCAGAATCCACGTGGATATGGCCAACCAACACCAATAAGATCCTGCCGTCCCATATTTGTCATTGAAATATGCGCTTGCAAAATACATGGCAACCCCAATTGACGCTGCAACCTCGTGACCCCCGACCAGCATGGGACCCACAAACATCAACAGCCACGCTATGGTCCATGGTGACTTGAATGAAGTAATCCAGTTCCATTTGAGATGGCCATTTCCCCCAACTTCGGTCGTCACATCAATCTTGCGCGTCGCAAAGTATGAAATTACTCCCAATAAGTACACGGTCCATAATTTATTTCGTAATTCAGGGTTTACTAAAGTTGCCGATATGAGTGGCTGTATTAATACGAGTGCCATTCCCACCCCTGACCAAAGTCTATTGGCGGCTGGCGTGTTCAAATTCTTCCATAGAAAGTACTCGACGAGTTGCATTTGAGTGAATACTGTCATGAGGAGCCATAACCGCGGGTCAAGATTGCCTTGAATCCCCGCTAGGATCATGCCGAATGCATACGTCTGGAGAGACCCCTCTGCGCTCCAGCACATTTACAGTGTGATACTATTTTAAAATCCCAGCCACCCGAGGTCCAAGGGCTTCATG